TTCTTCTTGCGATAAAGTTCCGTCCTCTACTTCTTTCTGTAGAATACTTTTAACGCCATTCTGAACTGCCATTCCTAATGTAGGACCTGACAATACTTTATTTATGTTGTTTAATTTTTGTTGGGATTCTGCTTCAATTTCCCTAGCGTATGCACCATATGCAGCTCCGAAACTATCTGCTTGCCCTGAAAAATAATCAGTCGCGGCAAAGAAAGCATACTTAGCTGCAGTATTTATTGGAGACGCACCTACTAAAGTTCCACCTAACTGAACTATACCCCTACTCTGTTCTGCTAATCTTTCTCCTAGTATATCTGAGAAATCACCTACGTTTATTCGATTGACTAGCACCTCTCGAACTTTATCGTTAGTAACTTTGTCCAGAAGAAAATTATTCAAATCAACTTTTGATTGTGCTAGTAGCTCTGCTCTATCTATTCTCAAAGGGTCAGTAATTGTAGCAGGAACAGTTATTTCTTCGTCACGAACAAAGGGCATAGCCTGCCCTGTCTGTGGAGCTAACTCTGCAGATAACTTCATAAATGCATCTGCATCCCCTGCGTCTGCCTGTGCTTTTAACGCTGACACTCTCATGTAATCTTCAGGAGAAGCAATCTGCTGTAGGTATTGTTCTGCAGAAACACCTTCTTTTTGTTGGCGAATATCTTCGACAGCTTCCGCCTGTATGTCCCCTTTGCCTTGTACATTTAGTACAGGACCTTTAGATATAGGGTCGGTTAGATTGACTGTGCCTGCGGGTGTTTCTTTAGTTAAAACCGTAGGACGTTGTTTTATAGATACTTCTGTGCGTGTTGGTTTTTCTGCACCAGCTACGATGTTTTCTTGTAACATGAGTTATAAGTTCCTATTATTTACCTTTTGTATCTTTCATAAATTGAGCAGGGTCTGCAGGCTGTGTGCCTTGAGGGTCTAAGAAGAATTGATTACCTATAGGTCCGTAGTACGAAGTTACTGTTCCGTTCGGAGTAGTATATTGAGGAAGAGTCTGTCCTGCAGGGAGTGTGGTTTGTTGAGTTTGAGTGTTTGATTGAGTTTGGGTAGCTTGAGAACCTGCTATTTGTTCTTGCCCTGACGCACCATAGACCAAACCTTCCATGTTCCTCAGAGTTAGGGATGCTTGTACTTCTCTAGCTGTCTGAGGTGTTAATCCAGTTTTGTTATCTTTCACGTTGTTCAGTCTGTTCTTAAATGCCAAGTCTTTTTCAAACTCCTTACGAACTGTGCGTATTTTTTCTACAATTTCTTCTGCTGATAAGAAGTTTCCCGTTCCTAAACGACGTAACTGCACTTCAAAGTCTTGGTTTGATAAACGTCCTGCAGGGTCTACGGCTCTAGCCATCTTTGCCGCTAGAGTTAATCTAAGAGAATCAGATACAGATAGGTCTTGTAAAGTTCCTGATATACCAACGCGTTCTATTGTTGCCTGTAAATCACTTAATTCTGTGTCATCTGCTAACGCTGAAAAATCTGAACTACTAGAGAATACAGTAGATAGAGTAGATACAGCCGTTGGTACTGTTTGTAATTGTATGCCAAATCGTGCAGCAAATGCCGCAGTACGTGCAACCCATCCCGTTCCAAGTTGTTGTGCTATGTCTATCTCTAACTTCTCTAGCTGGTCTAAATATTGCACAGCATCCCTCTGCGCTCTAAGACCCTCATCAAAATCGTTAGAGTCAAGACCTGTCAACATCTCAACAAACTCTTGCCCTGTCATGTCTGTAGCGTACCGTTGAGTTTCGTTGTTAGAATATCTTTTCTGTCTAACCTTATGAAAAATATTAGCAGGAGTCTTAACCATAAGAGACATAATTCGTATCTGCATGTCCTTATCTTTAGGTGCCGCTTTCTGTAATTTTTCTAAAAGTTCAGCAGATTTTTCTGGTGACATAGTAGCAGGATTACTCAGAAACTCTTCAAATCCACCCGAATATAAATCAACAGCTTTCATCAGGACACGATTCTGATGACGTGCAAACTGCTCGTCATTCATACCTGAAGGACGAGAACCGGGGGCATAGCTCGTGTTAAATGCCATCTGTTGCACACTATTGTACCCCATGTTCTTAGACATCTCTGTGAGGATAGCGTATTTATTTTTATCTACTGCAACGGCTATTGGTGTGATAGCACCGCCTGTCTCTCGCGTATTCAACATTAGGGGTACTTGAGTTTCAGGGTCGTAATCATCTCCTATTTCTTCAGCAATACGTGGAAAGAACTCTTCATCAACATTCTTAAATCCTAACTCATCAAACAAACGTGTTGCGAACCCGTATTTTTCTTGTAGATTAATGTACTCTAATCCGCTTGTCTCTATGTTAGCTTTTTTCTGTCTGTTTATATTTCCTAAACGAAGCTCAAATTCGTTACCTTTAACAGCGTTCGCTAAAAAATCTCTGGCTTGTTCGTTCTTACTAAAGTAATCGACGGCTTCCTGATAGTTACCTTGCTTTGCTAGTTGCCTATTCCAACTGCTCCAGAAAACTTCTGAACGGTCAAAGGAAGACATGCTGTCAAAATCATAAGGCTGTACTAAAGAAAGAGAGTAGTCTCCATACTTCTCAGTGTTCTCAATATCATCTACAGTTTTTGCGGCCGCAAGTATTTTTGCAAAAGTAGCGTCTCCCAGCTTTACTTGTTGAGCAAACTTAGCTCCTTGTATACCTGTTAATTTATCATCAGAAACAAGGCTAGTAATTAAATCCATTTGGCTTGCGGCTAATTCTTTTGCATTCTCTGCATCAAGTTGTACTTGAGCTGCTTCTGTAGCCCTTCTTTCTCGTGCATTATCCATATGTTGTTCCATAGCCCCTTGGACAAAGGAAGACATGTTTAAACCAAATACCATTAGTTCTTCTCCTCACGAGACATATTTATAAAATTATCATCTTCGGGCTGTGGGGGACGATTGCCTGAACGTATAGCAGAGTTTAAAACTTCCCTAACTTCTGCGAACATACGAGGATTGTTCTGTTTCATCATACGCATAAACGTCTCATCATCCATCTCTTTTTCTTCGAGAGGATTATCATTTTCAAACATGCGATACGGGACGTTCTCTTGTTCAGCTATATCTGCTATCATTATAGCAAGAGGACCTTTTAATAGCAAACCTACATCTGGAGTAAACTTACCATCTCTAAATCCTGTAAAAATAATTCCTTCAACTAACACTTCTATAGACACACCAACCATTAATAGTTTTAACATCTCTCCTCTACTACGAGGTTTTTGAAAAGTATCTATTATTCTGTCCAGAACTTTATTAGGGTCTGTGTTCTGCGGAGGTCTTCCCCAAGGCCATCTGCTATTATCGTCAGTTAGAGAGTGTCCTGCGGGGGGTGCGCTAAACTCATCATATACTTCTGCCATCATACGTTCCTTAAACTTTTGCAGTAGGGGCTGCTATTTTTCTTGTTACGGTGGTTGAACCGGGAGAAGAGGGTTTACTACCAACTATAGTGGATTTAGGACTTATAGTATATTGTGACGTTAATCTTTCTAAATTAGCATCGTAGTTTGCACTCTGTAATCTTCTCTTCAAAGCTTCAATATACATTGGATTTGTAGGCATAAATCTAGTAGCCTGACCACCAGAAGACACCGTAGGTGAGAACGTGCTATTAGCTTTAGCTAAACTTTTTATCTCTGCTAGTGACAATCCTGTGCTTTCAGTCCTTTCTGCGGAAGTTTCTCCTGAACCAAAAGTTTTTACACCAGTAGCTACTATTCTTCCTAAAAACCCAGTGCTTTTTTCCCCTGTAAAATATACCCCTGTGTCTTCTATGCTATCTTCAGATGCACGTTTGGGTTTTCCAAGCAATAAATCTGCTCCAAGGTCTATGACTGTTTCTAGTGCTTTACTTAGTTCAAACATTATATCGTCCTATATATAATCGTCGAGAAGGTCTTCCATAAAGTTCGTAAAAAACTTTCCTGCAGCTTTCGACATTTCTGCTTTTTGATTCTTGTTGTATAACTGTAACGTGTTTGCAAACTCAAGAGCTATAACACCTAAGTCATGTTCTCTATTTAAACTGTTTTCACTCTTCTGAAAATTCCAAGAAGCATTATCTCTATACAACTGCCACATATTATTAAGTGCAGTCATATTTGCATTAAACTCATTTTGCACATTTACTCTATTTGTTTCATTATCCAATGCTGTATTAGATGTATTTACGGTTCTTCTCCATACAGCATTACTTTGGTCTATAGCATACTGCATTTGAGAATTAAATTTATCCCGCGAGTCTCGTAGAGTAGTGTTGTATTGAAGCATTGCGTTTTCTTGAGATACATTGAACTGGTCTATAGAGGCATTTCTATTAGCGTTGGCAGTTTCTATCTGTACACCCAACTCCGCAAAGAACTCTTCTACTTGTAACTCGTTTTTAGCATTAAACTGTTGTCTAGCGTTCTCCTGTGCGGCATCTTTAAACAATCCTGCAACTAAGCTTTGATATGTAAGTGTATTGCTCTTCTGTTCATTATCTAAGTTTTTAAGGTCTATTGACAGGAACGCTTGTGCATTCGTAACTGCCGCTTGAAGTCTAGCACTAAGATTTGCTTTGTCCATAGCCGCGTATGTTGCCGCATTTTGTAGGGCTGTCTGCTGTTTGTTATTTAAATTTTGTATTTGTATAGCTGAATATTTGTTTGCATCAGCGGCCGCTATCTGTACTCCTGATTCCATTAAAGACTGTGTAATCGCGGCAGATGCCATACTAGAAGACCCCAAACCTCTAGCTTGCATTATGGCATTCACCTTGCGAACTTGCGGGGATGCCCACGGGGGCATGGGCTTACCCTCTTCAAGGGATGACATAAGTTGACCAAGTTGATACTGGACAGTTCCCCTCTGGTCTAGTTCTTCAGTAGCGGCTGTCGCTACAGATTGTGCAGATACTTCGCCCTGAGGGGCAGTCATGTAATCTCCTGTAGGAGTGAAAGTAGCTGTAGGAGCAGAACCTAAACCTTGCAGTCCTGTGCTTACGTCTTGTATCTGACCTACCTGACCTAATCCTGTAGAGGCTTGTGGCACTCCCACAGAAATACCGTCTGTCGATACTTGTTGTGCGTCAGGCATTTCAACATTATCAGAAAGTGTCGTTCCTACAGTGTTTAATAACTCATTATCGGCAACTACTTGTTTCGTTGAAGTAGCCGCAGGTAATCCTGCTCCTGCTAAATCTCCAACCTCACTAGTTAATTTATCATCTGTATCAATTCTTGCCATACCTAATCCCTACTCAAGGCTCTGTCTAGTTTGTCCTCTACTCTATGCAGAGCTTCCATAAGTCTGTCCATGTTCTCTCGTACTTCTACGCGGGTTGCGTATTCCTCACGGGTTTTGTTTAATAATATCTGTATTCGTTTTACCTCAGTAAACATTTGACGAAATGCCCAGAATGCTGGTGCTACAATCATTGTTAAGATGATGTTCCAGAAGAGCATTGCGTCAAGTTCCATGATTAACTCGTCACACTAGGGTTTAAAGAACGACCTATTTCATACATATTAGTTCCGTCACTTAAAAATACTAAGATACTTCTAGCACTTGCAGCGGAGTTTACTACTGGAACTGTTCCAGTAAACTTGTATGTGGTATGATAACTCAGAGTGTGACCACCACTACTATCTTGTATGACGGTTAGAATATAAACACCACCCTGAACTTGATTAGTAGCCTGTCCTAAAGCTCTGTTGGCAGTTATTTCTACTCTTGCAACTTGATTAAGGCTTGCATCCCAAGCAATCGTAGCTCCATCAGTTAAAGGTTGTTCATCAAAATTTTGAGTTGCTGAATATTCTTGTGCTAAATTTAATGCTGTTAATGACGTGCTTGCTGTAACATTCGGTAGGGTTAGAGTGACATCTGTAGTGGCTGCTGGACCTATGAGAGTTACAGCATTCGTACCGTTATCCGTATCTTCTTTAAATAGGATAGACCCTGCCGCAGATGAAGACCCTGTAAGAACAGGAGCAGTCAGACTCTTGTTAGTAAGAGTATCAGTGCTACTAGCTGTAATAGCTCCTATGTCTGACAACACCTCAGAGGCACTTCTTCCTTCTATGGTAGTTCCGTCTACACGTAGAAAATCATCATCAACTACACCACTGCCGAACGTGGCTAAATTTCCTGATGATATACCACTAGTACCAATATCACTAGTAAGAGCTATTGTTCCTGCAGTTGAAGGTAGGGTAAGAGTAACGTCTGCTGTAGATGCAGGAGCTATTAAAGTAACAGCATTCGTGCCGTTATCAGCGTCCTCTCTAAACTGTATAGACCCTGCCGCACTTGTTGTTCCCATCATTACAAGATTACCTGTTACTTGTAATCCTGTGTTATGAACGTGAGTAAATTTAACCTCACCATCTGAGCCAAAACTTAATATAGAACCGTCTGAAGCAAGTCTTAGGTCATCCCCTACAGATAAATCTGCGGCAACACTTGCTCCACCAGCAACAGTAAGCGCACCGTCAGTAGCATCCGTGTTTGCAGTAGTAGCTGTCACAGCAACAACACCACCTGAACTGATGGTAATAGCATTTGTATCAGATGCAGAACCTATTTGACCAGCGTCAGGTATGACTATGTTACCCCCTGTGGTCATTAAACCAGCACCTGTATACGTACCAGAAACATCTAGATTAGCGTTGACATCCATGAGGGTAGCATTCACTTCTACCTCATCAGTAGCGTTAATATCTAGCGTGGTAGCATCAGGAGCATTTATAAATTGGCTAGCATCATTAAATTGGATAGCCATAGTGCTGTTCAACAACAACCCTGTGTTATGAACATGGGTTAGACTAACTTCGCTATCTGCGCCAAAGGATAATACAGATGCGTCTGATTGCAATCCTATATCATCAGGAGCAATGATGTCATCCCCCTGCAGTGTCAGAGCAAGAGTAAGAGATTCAGCGTTGCCTGTCTTAAACGTAAGACTTACTTGGTCACCGCCCGCGTCATCTAGAGTATCAACAATCACCGCATCTATCTGTGCTAGGTCAACACCAGACTGCTGTGTATCTAAGCTTTCCCATATAATAGACCCTACAATCTCTGTAGCAGTCATATCTGTAGATAGGTTTGTTAGGGTGACTACTGGAGCGTCACTCTTGCGAACATTTAGGGCAGTTAGGAAAGCTGTGTTGAATGCGTAGGTAGATGAGCCTAAGTTGTACGTGGCTGTAGCTGTAGGTTCTAGATGTGAGCCTATCCCATCCGCACTCCCATCAGATGCCGCAACTGTTAGTTTGTCGATGTAGGCAACACCGTCAAGGTATAAATCTTTAAACTCTGCACTACTTGTACCTAAATCCAAAGCGTTGTCAGAGCTAGGCACTAGTGCGGCTGACGTTTGTTCTAGTTGTCCTGACGGTCCTATCTTGCTTACAGGACCTCCCTCTGCACTTGTACCGTCGTGACTATGCCCTGTAGATGCGGCAAAAGCACTAACTAGTGCATCAAACTCTCCGTCTAGAGGGGCTGCATTAATAACGTTACCATCTGCTATGTTGTTAGCCGTATCGTTTCGTGTGTAACCTGTTCCCATTTTTTACCTTCTTCCGTACTGCCCGTATTCTAAAACTGCCGCGTCCATCGCAAAGGGTGGAGTTGTGCCACTTGATTCAAACTGTAGTGACACTGTAAATCCTGAACCTTGAGTTTGTGTGTCAAATATCGATTGTAAACTTTCTCCGCTAAAAGTTGATGTTGCGTCCTCTAGATTAACTGTCAAAAATATTATAGATGCGTCCTTATACATAACATTACTAGGGGGATTTGTACTATTATCTGTAGTATTATCTACCACGTTTGCCGCTAGTGCAGGAGAAAATGACAGTGTGGTTGCGTTGTTTGATATTGATGGAGTAGAAGACAGTGTGTATGTCTTCTTAAAATTTGCTGATGAAGAATCCCCTACAAGAATTTGAAAAGTATCTCCTGATACAATGTCGTTAGTTGATAGGTTATCTACAGCCATGCTGGTAACTCCTGCAGAGTACCCCCCGTTATTATTTATTTCTGCTCCGTGTGCTAATACAGAACTGGAGTTCCCGAATACAAACACACCCCCTGAAGCAGATGCGTTACTTAATGTTATTGTTTCAGGTTCTATAACTCCCTCTGCGCTTAAATCGTATTTTAAATTAAAATCAAGATTTATACTTCCCTGAGGTTCTGTGTAAACAGATGCTCTGTATATTGTTTTCCTTGTTCGCGGGTCTGTTATGGGAAAGTATGGAGTAGAAAAACTAGCAGTTATGCTATCTCCATCAAAACTGTTACCACTCTCCATTTTGTAAACGTACCCATCGTTGTTTGCAAATAAAACAGTCTCTACTTTTCCAACATATACAGAGTCTGCAACATACGCTTTTATTCCTGTTGTCTCTGCCCAGTTTATACCCATACCCTGTGCGGTTTGTAGTTGAGTTCCTATGATACCCTTAGAAGAACTTTCTGTAGTATTGGTGTTAAATCCAAATATCCTATACTGTGATTTTTCTCTTATAACAACAGATGAGAAGGATGAGTTGGAGCTAGTTAAATCTACTATTTGTTTTTGTATAGGTTTACTTATAGCCCCAAGATTAAAGTCTTGATTTTTCTCTGTGCCTGCTAGTGTACGTAATCCATCAGGTCCTAAGAAAATAATATCTCCAGATATTTCCTGTACAGTATCTCCCGACAAACACCCTATATCATCCGCTATGGGTTGCATTTTAAAGTCGCCCTGACTGCTACCTACTAGTCTGTTTATCTTAGATTCTGAGAATATAATAAGTTGTTCGCGAAATGGTACTATAGCAGTAATATCACTTCCTACGTTAATTATACCGCCACCTGATGCTGATGTAAAGTCAGTATCTAGGAAGGGTGCGGAGTATATGAGGTTTTCTCCCTTACTTAGAAATATGTGGTCTTTAAATTGAGCTACGTGACTTGCTCCTTCTATATCAGAAGGACTTGATAATTGACTTAAATCACTAGCGGCCAAACCATTAAGAATTAAAGGATAACCTATTCCGTCTACAATGTATAGTTTATCAGAACCTGTAAAATTATACCTAACAAACCTCACGCGACTTGTACTAGCTCCCAGCGTTAAACTTGTAGATAAATCTGTGTACGCGCCCGTGGTAGCTCCTGCAAAAAGTTTAGGGTTGCCCCCTGATTGGTCACGAGCAACGATAGCTCTGTCTTTATACAGCACAACACCCAGTATATTATTCTGTCCTGTGACAGCGTTAGTGTTGTACTTTTCAAATCCTTCTATTCTGCGATAAC